CCTGTTGTAGTGCTTCCAGCACTGCCTGGTGTTCGTGTTAAATAACTTGATGCCATGATTAATTAAATTGAGTTCCTCCTGTTAAGCCTACATTAATAGTAACAGAAAAAGTTCTATCTGTCGATTGTGAATCATTGTCTGTCACTCGAATTGTAAAATTGTAAGTAGTTGTTGAACCAGGACTAATAGCCGTTCCTGTTAAAACACCAGTGTTAGCAGAGTTTGCTAAACTTAATCCCATTACACTTAAAGCATTAGCTGTACCTGGAGCTTCTGTATAAGTCAGAGGATTATCTCCCGTTGCTACTAAATTAATTGTACCCCAAGATGCACCGGCACTTACTGATCCAACAGATCCAGCATTAGTTGTCCATGCAGGTCCAGCAGATACTGTTAAAATAGCCGTAGCACTTGTACCAGTTCCACCATCATTATTTGTCACTCTTACAAAATATGTTCCTGCTGAAACAGCATTTGTAAAAGTAGCACTGATAGAAGTAGAAGATGTAAACTGTACTTGTCCTGCTTCAGTAATTACACCTGTTGAAGAAAAAAGTTCTACACTAGATTGTGCAGTAAAATTTGTACCTGTAAGAGTTGTAGATTGACCCGCATCTGGAGTCATAATAGTTGCTCCTGTAACTGTAGGTGCTGTATCAACAACTGGAATTGTTCCTGATGCACCAAGTGCAATCGTAATTCCATTAACAGTTATAGAATTATTTGTTAAAGCGTTATTACCAATTCCACCACCTGAATTATTTGTAAGTGTACCTGTTACAGTAGCTGCTCCTGGAATAGTTGTTGTATCAGTATTTTCTCCAACTGTTATAGCTGTGCCTGATCTAGTTTTAATATTGTTTACTTTTATTGTGCTCATTTTATTCTACTAAATCCCATGTTTGATTAGTTTCATTCCAATTATAAAAATTATTATCTGCAGGATGAGCAACAGGTGCTTCCCATAAACAAGTATCTGTATTTAATGTCCAACTTTTAAAAGCTTGAGGTGGAATAAAAGCATCTAAAGTTTGATTATATTTAAAACCTTTAGAAGCAAAATTTTTTCTTTTACTACCATCCATATAAGTTTGTTTCCAAACTGCTCTATCTCCATATAAATTTTGTAAAAACTCTATACCTGTTTGTTCACTTGTAGCTACGTTGTCATTAACAACGACTACTTGTTCTACTATATTTCCTATTCCTAATTTTGCAAAACTTGCCATTATGCTGTGTAACTCCCTGACCCATTAAATACCATAACAGTGTCTGTTCCACCAACTCCTGTCGTTACTGTTGGGCTTCCTGATGTTGTACTTGAATAATCTGAATCTGCTACTCTTATAATAACTACTCCTGATCCACCAGCCGAAGCTGATCCATATCCAGTCCCATATCCAGCACCACCTCCGCCAGAACCTGTATTAACAGTTCCAGCACCAGCAGTTCCATCAACAGTACCATTTCCTCCGCCGCCAGAACCTCCAGCTGCAGGACTTGTGCTTCCTGTATATCTATTATCTGCACCTCCTCCGCCGCCTCCGGCTCTTGTGACTGATGCTCCGGTAATTGTGCTAGCAACTCCATCTCCACCAGCACCTGAAATAGAATTAGTTCCTGTAGCGCCAACAGCAGAAGCACCTCCACCACCACCACCAGAAATTCCACTTCCAGCTTGGTGTCCATTTCCACCATTAAAACCTTGATTAGCTGTTCCTGAACCACCAGTACCGTAAGACCCTGGTAGTGATTGTCCACCACCACCAGAACCACCGTCTTCACTTCCTGTTCCAGCAGTACTTGATCGACCATAACCACCACCAACACTTACAATATTTGTAATATCTGAACCTGTAATAGATGAATCATCACCTGAATTTCCTGAAAGAGAAGGAGTTGTTCCTCCACCAGCTCCACCTTGACCAATTGTAATTGTATAAACTGTTCCTGGAGTTAAAGATAAAGCAGTTTCAGCAGATGCACCACCACCTGATGATTCACTTGAATATGAACTTCTATATCCCCCTGCACCACCTCCTCCACCATATTGCGCTCCTCCTCCACCTCCAGCTATAACTAAAAAATTTGCAGTGTATGATGGATTAGTTTCATAAGTAACATCATCATCTGAATTAGGAATCCAACCTTGAGTTGCTCCAGAATAAACTAAATCAACTGATTGACCATCCGTATTATAAACTGGTTGAGGAGTTGTTCTTCCTTGAAAATTTAAACCATTAGGATTTAATGTAACAGAATTAGTTCCCCATTTTCTTGCGTAGTCAGTTAAAACAATTCTATCTCCTACACTTGCTGAGGCAGGCATAGTAATAACACATGGGTTACTTGTAGTATCAATCCAATAACCTAAATTATTTCCAACAGAACCTGTTGCCGCTGTAATAATAGTTGATTGCCATTGTAATTGACCTGCGATGTTTGTTAAATTTGCACCAGAAACTGCTGGTAAAACTGCAGGAAAACGTGCGTCTGGCACGGTTCCACTAGTCAAATTTGTTGCACTTAAATTTGTAAGGTCAGCTGCAAATCCTGAAGCTGTACCATTGTTTGTAATTGTAGCACCAGAATCAATAGTAATATTACCACCAGACTGAACATTTATTTGTCCACCTGAAGTTACATTTTGTGTACCTGATTGAGTAAAAGTAGTACCAGTAGGATACTCTACAGTATCTCCTGTTTTTCCAATTTTAATTGTAGTAGTATTTGTATCTCCAACTTGAAGCGTAGTACTACTTTGTGTATCAATTGTATCTACTTCTATTTTACTCATTATACTATTACTAATGTCCCTGTTACTGTTATTGTATGTGGAAAAGTTACTGGACCAGCGAGAACCGCTGATTCAATTACTATATCTTTGTTATTAATAGTTTCAGCATGAGTATAGATTTGTTCTGCCCCAGGCTTATTACCGATGTATACCTCGTTGTAATAATCGCTCATATTTTAAACTCCTTAACTTGGTATTGTACTGATCTTATCAACAACACTTGTAATAACATCAGCTGCTGTTCCTTCACTTGCGCTACCGTTTAAAACATCACCTGGATTAATTACAAATTTTGCTCCACCTTGTACAAGTTCAACAGAACTTGATGGAGGAATGCTTAAATCTTTTGCAATATATCTTAAGTTTGCTGTACCAGTTGGTACGACCCAAACATTAACTGTAATTGCATTAGTTAAAATATTTGCAATTCTAATTCCAATAACTGCATCGGCAAATCCAGCTGCTGCTGTATCACATAAAGCAGTTGTGCCTGTTCCTAATTGGTTTGTGAATGATATAAAATTTTGTGCCATATTTTTTCCTTTTTATACTATAAAGCTATCGCCATTGCTACTGCAAAACCAGGCCCGGCAGCTCCAACCGCATCCCCGTTTTCATCTAAGTAAACTGCCTTACTGGAAGGTAGTGTACAAAATACATCTAATTGTCCACCGGAAAAAGTAATCTTACTAGTGTTACCAGAAGAATTATCTAAAACCGTATCTCTTGAAAGAGTATCTGTTGCAGCATCTGTTACTGTTCCAATTCCTACTTCAAAAAGATTCGTGCCTTGCTCATGAATAGTATAGTAAGTTTTATTACTATTTCCTATTCCATCAACAAAACTAATAAAACCAGTTGGGACAGTGGCATTTAAATCTAAAGTGCCTGTTCCGCTCGTAGTACTATTTTGTTTTACTCTGTTGTCTAAAACAATAGCCATTTAAAGTCCTACGGGTTTCCAGTTATACTTAATATTGCGTCTCCACCAGTAGCGATTGTTGGGAAAGCTACTTGGAAAGTTCCGTTCGTTGAAGACTTAGCTCCATTAAAATCTAGAATTGCTACAAGATACATATTCGCTGCGTTAGTGTCATATCTATATAAAACACCATAGCCTGCAGAAATAGTTGCACTTGCCCAAGTTGCATCACTCCAATCAACAGTTGTAAAATTTCCTGTTTGACCAACAGTTGCTGTTGATAAAACTCCGCCGCCTGCTGTGTAGTTAGCTGTACCTGCAGTATTATTTACTTCACTTGCAACAGCTGACCAAATAGTTGAGTTAACATTAAAAGGTGGAGTTCCACCATTGTACGCATACAATGCTAGTTTATATGCTCCAGTAACGTTCGTTCCTTGTCCTGCCCCACCGGCACCAGGATTGGCTACAACCGTTGTGAAGTCATGTTGTGCTTTTAATATTCCTTGTTTAAAAGCATAAGGTACTACGTTTGCCATATTTTTTTCTCCTTAATTAATTTTGTGTTCCGTAAGCTGATGGTGATTTTGATTTAAGTTGTTGACGAAGTTCACCATCGTCATATTCGTCTCTGCGTCTGTAACCGATTTGTTCAGTTGCGTACGTTGTAAGAGCAGTTTGATAAAGCCCTTGATAGTATTGTATCATATCCTGTGGGCCTTTCAAGTACCCATATGCATTTACCAAAGATCCATATAAAAGTAAATCTTGATATTTATTTGATAAATAAGTTCCATTCGTAGCGGCTGGTTTAGCTGAAGGTTCTGTTGTATTAGTTAAGCTAATAGGTTCTTTATTGTAAGCTAAAGTAATAGCATAATCTGTATCAGGAGTAGGCGCTACTACCCAAAAATCTTCATCCCAATTACCATAATATTTAGGTATTCCAACTGCCGAAGTACTAGGTGTAGAGTAATATTCAGCCATAAAACTAGGATCTCTTTGTTCTAAAAATACTTGATTACCATTAGAATCTGTTAGTTGAGCATAATTAATAGATCTTAAATCATCTGGAATAGTTACATATCTATTACCTACAACTAAATTAGACGTTGCATAGTTTGCATTTTGATCAGTAGGTACAGATCTTAAAATTCCATTTTCAGAATTTTTAATAATAGTATCTAAAATAGCATCAGTTAAAACTGATGAAGATACTTCTGTATATGATCGAATATCTGATTTTAAATTTGCTAAAGTATATGCCATCTTATAAAGCCTCCAAAGTTACTGGTCCTGCTGAACATCCATCAAAACCACCTTTGACTCCGCTAGCAGTAGCGTTGTCAGCGCTTTGAAAATAAAAATAACTAATTGGATTAGTTAACACATCACTTGTAGTATTACCAGTTACATTTCCTGCTGCATCTATTTTACCTAACTGAATTGTAAAACCAGTTGCAGAATCAATATCTGTTACACCTACAATATTAGGTATGGCATTAAACGATTGTAAATTATAAGCATCGGGTCCACCAGCTCCACTTGCAATAACTAAAGGTGCTCCTCTTAATCTAACTTTACTATTAGCTTTTCTTTGATGATCTAATGAATAAACATTAACATAAGTGTTACCAGCATAAATAATAATTTCAAAAGGATTAGGATCTAATAAAATTAATTGAGGTGTAGATGCAGCTTGAACTCTAGGATTTTGTAAAGCTTGAGGATCAGAACCAACTGGTGCAGGTTCTAATTGTGGTTGCTTTGGTTCATATTCTGAATAATGAACTAAAGATCCATTCCATTCTCTAACCATTTCTGTATAAGGAAATCTTAATCCTGATCTATCAGAAATTGCTAATGCTTGTTTACCTCGTGCAAAAACTCCCATTATGACATTACTCCATCACCATAAAAAGTTTGTGGTGAAATAAATGTAGATGTACCTTGATTGTCTGCATCAAGTGCTCTTAAAAATTCACTTTCATAAATTCTTTGTAACTCGGGTGTTCTTTCTGGAGAAAATTTCATACTTAAATAATAAGCAAGACCAGACATCATACATGGATAAAATCGATCTACTACGTCCGAGGTATTTGTATAAGATCCTGGATTATCTATCTGTGCCATATAATAAAAACAAAACTGAAAACTACTTGGTGTTGTTGTACTTGATACACTTGAACTTGGTGTAGCATATAAATAAATACTAGGATTAATTTTTCTATCTATATAATATTGTGAAGGTGTTCCTTGAGTTAACTTATTAGGTGTTGCACTATATTGTGATCTACTAATTTGTGTTAATGCAATATCAGATGGATTAGTTGTTGTAGTATTATTTCTATAAAAAGCTTCTAAAATTTGACTTAAGTCTGATGGAAAATTAATTGAATCTGTTGCATAACTATATTCTGCTTGACCTAATATTAAAGGTATTTCTGCAAACTTTACTTTCCATAAATGTACACCTCTATTTTCCCATTCTTTAAACATAATATTTAAAGATCGTCTTGCAGATTTTAATTGATAACCTGTTCTAGTCCCTCTGATATTAGTTCTTTCAAAAGCTTCTTCTATAATATCATCAATAGCTGGGTTAAATTTTTCTGATGTTCCAGATGTAGGTGAAATAGTATTAGCTATATTACCCATTCCTGCTGTTGCTGCAGAAAAATAAAATAATGTAGGAGCGCCTACAGTTCTAACTGGTCCAACTATAATAGTTGTATTCGCACCAGCTTGTCCTGCTGTTCCATTTGTAGTTACACCTGTTGTATAAGCGGTTCCAGTTCCAGAAGAATTATGTGTTCCGTCTTTTTGAACTGAAAAAGCTAAAACTTTGCCTGCATTAGTTCCATTAGATTGATCAAAAATGTAAGTATTACCTTCTTGAAGTTCTAGAGCTGGACTAACTTTTCCATTTAAAAAAAATTTATCAGCTCCGGCACTAAAGGCGTTAGTCCCAGTTGCAACTGTAACTGTAAAAGTAATAGTCGCCATGTTTAAACCTTATCCGCCAGTTATAGTTAAAGTAACGCTTCCACTAGCTCCGGCTAAATTAAATACTATTCCGTTTTTAAATAAAATACCTGAACCAGGAACATAAACTTCTAATCCTTCTGTACCATATTGATATTCAGCAACTAAATTACCTGCAGCAGCTGCACCGGCAGTTGCAACATCATGTAATTTTAAAACAGCATTTGCTATACCTTTTCCTTGGATAGAAGTAATTCTAGCTCTGCCTGCTCTTGATAAAGTATCAGCACCAATACTAGAGAGATGTAAGGTTGTTTGGTCGCTTGAGTATGAATTTCCCATTTGTGTTGTTCTCCTAATTTATTCTATGCTCCCGAAGGAGCATAGATAATTAATTAATTACGCTGTCTCTGCGCCGTTTTTCTCGTCGGCTACAAAGTAGTAAAGAGTACCACTTGCTGAACCGGCTATAGATGCGTTCGCTGTATGAGTAACTGTTACTTGTTCTCTTGCACCAACTGGATTTACAATAGCTGGTCCATATTCAACACCATTAATGATAGTTGAAAGACCACCTAATGCTGCACCGTCAGTTGCGCCACCTACTACTGAAAGAGATTTTGCATTAACATCTTGTGCGATTGCAAAACCATTTGGATCTGCAACTGTAGTTCCAGTTGAAACTGGAGTGAATCCAATATCTTGAGTAGCACCACCGCCACCAGCAGCATCCCAAATTGCTATTTGGTATACTACAGCACCTTTTGGTAAAATTACTGAAGTTGTATCTGTTTCTGATTTTTGTACATTTCCATCACCAGCTGTTAAAGTATTTGGTATATGAAAATTTGCTGTTGCACACATAGAGCCAGCTACTGAAGTTCTTAAGCCGTCTCCGTTTTCTCTAACGTTTCCTAAAAAAGTTGTGTTAGCCATATTAATATCCTC